ACTATTATGGTGATGAATCCATACGCTCTTGGAGAGTACATAAGGTTTGGTGTTGCAACCTGCCTACGATTAGTAGACTAGCACTCTGCTAAAGTTAAAATATCGAAAACCAAGATGACGATATCAGTCACAATAGAATCTGCTACTAATAACAAATTCTTTGCAACTAATAAAGGTATATCTGAATGGATTACTTCGAAAGAAATAAACCGTTATTTCAGATATACTATCTGGTTAATGAGTGCGTCTAGCTATAGTCAAGACGTTAGTAAGTTAAGAGATCATGTTTCTGAGTTAATTAGATCCAATGGATTTAATTTTACCTTCCTTTACTTAAAGGAATGTATGAGACTCGTTACAAAATTTCTTGCTGGCTCACCCGAGACTCAGTACCTTTCTGGTATTCGAGTCCGAGTGAGCAGCCATGGGCTACCTGTTATAATACCTTCTAACCTACGTTCCCTTATTGGGACCGGGAAAGATAGTGTACTTGTAACTAGACTAGTTCTAACCTGCCTTTCTATTTTCCGTACGTTTCCAACTAAAGTTAAACCAGATTTGAGTTCTATTATTGAACCTTTCTCTGGAATAGCTCGAACCTTTAATTTTAAAGGAGTTGTTATACGTTTTGCCGGTAAATCAAGAATTGGTTTTGGAAAAATTCGAGGATTCATTTCTGAGTCCGCTGGACCAATATCCAAACGTGCTACTTGGGGTTCAGGAGTTGATGCTTTAGCATTACTCTTGTATCCTAAAATAGCTATAAGTGTTGTTCAAGTTTTAATCACGCAGAAAGCGTGGCTTTATTTGTCTTCACTCGTATTCATATGGTTTTTGATAGGACCATACTTTATACTTTCGTTAGTGATATGGGGCCGTAAGAATGTCTCAATCGGTCGGCTGTCTGTTGTTTATGATCAGGCGGGAAAAGCTCGTATTGTTGCTATAACTAATTGGTGGATTCAATTAACATTGAAACCTCTTCATGATTCGATTTTCGAATTTTTGAAAACTATCCCACAAGATGGGACGTTCGATCAGTTAGCTCCTTTAAAGAAATTATTGGAGATTAACGATAATAACAAGTTTTCCTGCTTTGATCTTTCAGCAGCTACTGACCGGTTACCTGTCGATCTTCAGGAATCCATCCTTACCTATTTAGGTGTTGATGGAAACTTATGGAGAAGACTTCTTAATATAACCTGGCGTTTTAAAGATAAAGAGGTGAATTATTCTGTTGGGCAACCAATGGGAGCATACTCGTCTTGGGCTATGTTAGCTTTGACACATCATTCGAT